TTCTGCTCGAACACCTTGGATACATTCACAATCACCTGCTACAAACTTATTTAAAGTTTATATGAGAGCAGATGGAAATGCTGGTAATAATCATTATGTAGTAATTCGTGATGTAAAACGTCCATCAAATTCTAATTCAAGTCCAGAATATGCTGAATTCGGATTAGCTTTATATAGTTCAGATGGAAATTTGGTAGAATCTTATAGTAAATTGAATATGGACCCAACTTCACCTAACTATTTAGTTAAAGTGATTGGTGATCAATTTCAAACTGTAAATAACGATGGTGAAATTACTATTTATGGTGATTATCCAAATATGTCTAAATATTTCCGTATTGGTGATTATGATGAAACTACTTTTACAAGTAATAAATCACTTCAACCAATGGGGTATGATGCAGTATTAGATCCTATTAAATCTACCGCAGGAGTTCCATCAGCTTCATTCAATACATCACAGGTAACATCCCGTGATACAGCAACTTACAAACCAGAAGTTCCTTATGGATTCAAAATTGGTCCATCTTTCTTGGATAGTGAATTATACACCAATTTGGTGTATTTATCACCAATTCCAAAGAGTGAAACTGCTGGTAATAACATTGACTTTGCTTTAGAAAATATGTATGGATTTGGTACAACTTCTTCTTCAGAATATACTAAATATACTAACTTTAGTATTTTAACGAGTCAGTTAACAATATCATCATCTGCAGAACAATTAAAGTTCGCAGTACCTTTCCAACATGGATTTGATGGAGTTAATCCAGCAAAGCCAACTAAAACAGGAAATGCTATTGTGGCTGCTAATGTGATGGGACATGATTGTTCTTCAGCTACCGCTAGTGGTTCGGTTGCTTATAAACGTGCTATTAACGCAGTAAGTAATCCTGATGAAATTGATATAAATATGTTAGTTACTCCAGGTATTATACATAGCTTACACTCAACAGTAACGAATCATGCTATTGATAAAGTTGAAGCTCGTGCTGACGCTTTTTATGTAATGGATGGTTCTTCATATAGTGCTAACGTAGCTACTGCTGTAAGTGATGTTTCTACATTGGATTCTAACTATATAGCAACTTACTATCCGTGGGTTAAAATGGATGATCCTTCTACTGGTGTAGGAGTGTGGGTGCCACCTTCAGTAGTTATTCCAGGTGTGATTGCTTTCACAGATAGAGTAGCTCATGAATGGTTTGCTCCTGCCGGTTTAACTCGTGGCGGGTTAAGTTCAGTTCGTTTAACGAAAAAGAAATTAACTCATGTTGATAGAGATTCATTGTATAATGGTAGAGTTAATCCAATTGCTTCATTCCCAGGTCAGGGTATTGTGGTATTTGGACAAAAAACATTACAAGCTAAACCTTCTGCACTTGATAGAATCAATGTTCGTAGACTGTTAATCAAATTGAAGAAGTTTATTGCTTCCTCAAGCAGATTCTTGGTATTTGAACAAAATGATTCTTCTACAAGAGCAAGGTTCTTGAACATTGTGAATCCATTTTTGGAATCAGTTCAAGCAAATAGTGGATTAAGTGCTTTTAAAGTAGTAATGGATGACAGTAACAATACTGCTGATGTGATTGACAGAAATCAATTAGTTGGACAGATATTTATTCAACCGACAAGAACGGCTGAATTCATTGTATTGGACTTCTCTGTATTACCTACGGGGGCTGCTTTTCCAGAGTAATTTATAATATCAATTATAATACGAAAAGCCCCAGTTTTTACTGGGGTTTTTTGTTTATTGTGTAGAAAATAAAAATAGTTGAAAGGTTTTTGTAACTTATTGATACTTATATTAGAAACCATTTGAGTTAAAGGTAAGGAATATAAAATGGCTAGACCAAAAGATATGAATAAGCACGAATTTAGATTATGTAAACGTAGTAATTGTAATAATACATTTGAAGTTTATAAAAAATCAAAAAAAAGATATTGTTCTAAAAAATGTTCTAATACATCAAAGTCGCTCATCAAACAAAAAAATATATCATTGAAAAATACTATAAGTGTTAAGTATAATGGTGTTCATTATATGAATAACAAAGATACACAGAGTAAACATAAAAATACGATGAAAAAACGGTATGGTGTTGAACACGCATTACAAAGTAATAATATAATGGATTCAATGAAGCAAAATGTTATAGATAAATTTGGGGTGGATAACGTTTCAAAGGACATTGGAGTGATAGAAAAAATAAAGCAAGCTAAACTGAATAAATACGGTAACGCAGGTTACAATAATGTTAAGGTTACTTACGATAGAATTTTTAATAAATTCTTACAGTGGAAACATATAACTCCACTATTTGATAGAGTAGATTATATTGGATCAATGACTAAACGTTATAAATTTAAATGTAATGAGTGTAATAATATATTAGATGTGTTTATAAATAATGGGTACATTCCACACTGCAAAATATGCAATACAAATACAATATCTAAAGCTGAAACGGAGATTGTTGAATATATTAAAACGATATATGATGGTGAAATAATTAAAAATGATAGAGTTATTTTAGGCGGGAAAGAGTTAGATATATATTTACCTGATAAAAAAATTGCTATTGAATATAATGGATTATACTGGCACGGTGAATCGAATGGTAAAGATAAAAACTATCATTTGAATAAAACTAAAGAATGTGAGAATAACGGAATACGGCTGATTCATATTTTTTCAGATGAGTGGAATACTAAAGGGGATATAGTTAAAGGTAGATTGTTACATATAATTGGATTAAATGGGTTAAATGTTTATGCTAGAAAGTGTAATGTTAAAGAAATAACATCAAAACAAAAAAATGAATTTTTAACTAAAACGCACATTCAAGGTAAGGATACATCATCAATTCACATAGGAATATTTTACAGAGATCAATTGAGTGCAATAATGACATTTGGAAAACTTAGAAGAGCGTTGGGTGGAACTCCGAAAGTAGGTAATTATGAGTTAATTAGGTTTTCATCTAATTTACATATAGTTGGTGGAGCCTCAAAGTTATTATCATTTTTTATTAAAAAATACAATCCAATTAAAATTATAAGTTATGCAGATCGTAGATGGTCAAATGGTAATCTGTATGAAAAAATTGGATTTACAAAAACATCAGATGGTATGCCTGGATATTGGTATTTTAAGGATGATTTATTTAGATACCACCGTTACGCATTTAGAAAAGATATATTACCAAAGAAATTAACTGATGTAGATATGAATTTAACCGAATGGGAGAATATGCAGTTAAATGGATATGACAGGATATGGGACTGTGGTCATTTAAAGTATGAAATGACGTTGTAAAAAACTATGAAAAAACTATTAAGAATTAAGTGTATTAGTTTAATCGATTTTTTAATTTTCTTATATTTATATATGATGAAAATAATATTTTTAATTTAGGAGAATAAGAATGCCAGATTTAATAGATCCTTCGGAAATAATGTTTACTCCATTTGAACCGAAAACAAAGAACCGATTCATCATGTACGTTGAAGGAGTTCCTGCATATTTAATTAAAACAATAAATCGCCCTTCTATAACATTTGAAGAAATAGAATTAGATCACATAAACGTTAAACGGTATGTGAAAGGAAAAGGGTCTTGGGAAACTTTAGAAATTACCTTATATGATCCAATCGTACCATCTGGTGCTCAATCAGTTATGGAATGGGTTCGTTTATCAAAAGAATCTGTAACGGGTAGAGATGGCTATTCAGATTTTTACAAAAAGGACATTACAATTAATGTTCTTGGACCGGTAGGCGATAAAGTTGAAGAATGGACACTTAAAGGTGCTTGGATACAAGCTGCTAACTTCGGTGATTTAGACTGGAGTGCAAGTGAACCACTTGATATATCTCTCACATTGCGCTATGATTATGCCGTGCTTCAATTTTAGGAATATATCGATGTCATTTTTTACACAAATGCTTTCAGATGATGCGAAGATTTCCAGTAAGAGATTTATTGGCTTCGCATCATTTGTAATGTTATGCGCAAGTTGGGTTGCTAATACATTCTTTAAGTTTGCTATTAGTGAAACTATATTAGAAAATTTTATGTACATCACCGTTATCGGATTAGGTGTTACTGCCGCTGAAAAATTCGGCAAAAAATAGTTATAAATCGTTAATAAAAAACACATAGGAGTCAGTTATGGCAGAAGTAAAATTCCCTACGGAAGTGGTGGACTTACCGTCTAAGGGATTGTTGTATCCAAAAGACAGCCCACTTTCAACGGGTAAAATTGAAATAAAGTATATGACAGCAAAAGAAGAAGATATACTTACATCCGCAAATCTAATCAAAAAGGGTATAGTTGTTGAGAAGTTAATAGAGGCTTTGATAGTAGATAAGTCAATTAAATCAAATGAATTGTTAATTGGAGATAAAAATGCTGTTCTCATCGCATCTCGTATTCTTGCGTATGGTAAAGAGTATGAAGTAGAAATAGCTGGTCAAAGAGTAGAGGTTGATTTAACACAATTAAGCGATAATAAATTAGATGAGAGTTTAGTCGTAGATGGTAAAAATGAATTTGAATTTGAATTGCCAGCAACCAAAAGAAAGCTAACATTTAAATTACTTACATCAGGTGATGAAAAAGAGATAGAAAAAGAAATTGAGGGGTATAGAAAAGTTGGAGATGGCATTGGTTATGATTTAACTACACGACTGAAAAGTCAAATAATTTCAGTTGATGGTGACGATAAAAAAACTACAATAAATAATTTTGTAGATAATGAATTTTTATCGAGAGATTCAATAGCTTTTAGAGAATATTTAAATAAAATATCGCCAGATGTGGATATGACATCTACATACATAGATTCAGATGGAATTGAGAAGGAGTTTACGGTCCCTATGACCGTTACGTTTCTTTGGCCTGCCGCCGGAGTATAAACCACAACTACACGAAGAAATATTTCAAATAAGCTTTAACTCACAGAGTATGTTCTCATTTTCTGAGGTATACAACATGCCTATATATCTTAGAAAGTTTTACTTTAAAAGGTTACAAAAACATTACAAAGAACAAGCTGAAGAGATAAAAAAAGCTAACCAAAAAAATAAAAGTAAGCACCCAAATTTCAGAAAATAACATAGTTTGATATTTATTATTGAACCAATCCACACAAAAAACCTTATGGAGAATCGAAATGGGTTTATTAGATAAACTTGTAGATAAAATTATCGACAGTGCTAAAAAGAAAAAACAAAGCGCTTCTGTAAAGAGGGCTATTAAAAATAATCCTGCATTAAAAAAAGCTATGGACAATCATCAAAAAGCAGTTGATGTATTAAAAGTCAAAGTAGCTCAAATGGCAAAAGAAAAAGGTATAAAACTCTAAAATGGCTACCAAAAAAGATGTAGATAATGCAAAAGCGATAGCAGCTGCTAATAAGGCTGCAGCACAAACAGCCAAAGAACAAGCGGCTCACGAAAAAGACATCGCTAATTATAAAGATAAAACTCTAAGAGCTTCTCTTTCCGCTCGTGGTATTTCCAAAGAAGAATATCCAAATGCACAAAAAAGAGCTAGAGATGAAGCACTAGTAACCAAACAAAAACAAGACCAAGCTAAGATTGGAAAGACTACAGCAAGTTTAACTCAAAAAATAAATAAGTTATTAGATTCTGGTGCTGGTGCTATATTAAAATCATATAATTTAACTGAACAATTAGAACAATCGCAACAAGCTGCAGTTCTATCTACAGGAGATCTTCAAAAAGGTTACAATTTAGTTAATGACGCACAACTAGCAGCTGTTGATGCAATAAAAGCTGGAACATTTGATGCTAATGGTTTTATGGAGGATTTGGAAGAACAATTTGAAGGTATGAGTGATGAAGCAAAAGAAGCTTTAGATACTATGAGAGATAGCTTAAAAAGTTTTTCTAAAACAGCAGAAGAGGCTGGAAAGGGTTTAGAAAATGCTCTAAACATAGACGCAAAAACATTAGATGGTTTAGAGGGTGCAAGGGATAAATTAAAAGAATATTCTGCTATAGCATCAAGCCCAAAATTAATGGGCGCTTTTGCTATTGGACTAGCAGTAAAATTTATGACAGATTTTGTTGGGAAAGCCTTAGAGGTTAAACAAAGTTTAGGTGTATCTGCAGTAGAATCTGCAAGAATAGCTACCAACCTTAAAGCTGCTAGTGTTTCAGCTAAATTATTTGGTGGTAGTGCTGAACAAGCAGAAGCTGCTGTATTCAGTTTAGAAGAAAATTTTGGTTCACTTGATAATATATCATTAGGTGTATCTACTAAGGTTGGTGCTTTAACAGGACAATTTGGATTGGCTGGTGATAGCGCTGGTAAACTTTTAAAATCTTTAGAGGGTGTAAGTGGTGCTTCTTTAGAAACAAATATTGAATTAACAAAAGCTATTGGACAATTAGCTAGGGCTGAGGGTGTATCACCAGCAAAAGTATTAAATGATATTGCCGAAGATACAGAAACATTTGCTAAATTCGGAAAAGATGGTGGAAGAAACATAGGACAGGCTGCTGTTCAAGCAAGAAAGCTCGGTGTTAATATGGCAACTGTTGCTGGTATAGCCGAATCACTACTAAGTTTTGAAGAATCTATAGAAAAACAAATGGAAGCGTCAGTATTACTTGGTAGACAATTAAATTTAGATAAAGCTAGAGAATTAGCACTTTCAGGTGATTTGGATGGGTTACAAAAAGAGATAGTAAATCAAGTAGGTAGTCAAGCAGACTTTGAGGCTATGAATGTTGTTCAGAGACAAGCTTTGGCTGATGCTGTAGGAGTTCAAGTTGGTGATTTAGCAAAGATAGTAGCTGGTGATAAGACATCTGCTGAATTAGCAAAAGATGCTGCTGCAGAAGAAGAAAAAAGAGTTAGTCTGATGACAAGATTAGCTGAACAAACAGCAAATCTTAATGTTGCTAGTTTGATAGGACAGGGAATAAATACTGCTATTGCTGCTGTAACTATGACAAGATTGGGAACTGAAGAAGCTATAAATAAGACAAAAGGAAAAGGTATATTATTAGGTGCAAAAGATTTAGCAAAAAATGCTGGAGGAGCAATTGCCACACTAGCTAAAGGTGCTGGTTCTATATTTTCTTCATTTGGTATGATTCCTTTTGGAATTGGTATACCACTTGCTATAGCAGCTGTTGCTAGTATGTACGCATTAGCTAAAAAAGCTAAAGGTAGTGTTCCAAAATTAGAAACTGGTGGTGTTGTTAAAAAGACTGGTATGGCTGAAGTACATAAAGGTGAAGCATTTTCAGGTACTAAAAACGAAATGGGCTTTGGTGGTACTGATATGACAGCCACCAATAATAAAATAAATGAAACCAATAGAAAACTTGGTGTATTAACAGAAAAAATGGAATTTTTATTAACTAAACAAATCAGAGCAACTCAAGATGTTCAAATGGGGTAGGAGAAAGTAAATGTCATTGGTAGATTTATTATCAGATCTTGAAAAATTTAAGTATAATCAAACATCTCCAGATAAGATAGATTCACAAATTGAAAAGGGAGTAGATAATTTCCCAAATACTGATGCGTCAGGTTTTACACCTAAAACTGATTTAGAATCTTTATACCATAAAGTAAAGGAAGGTAATGTTGGAGATAAATGGCCAGGAGCAGCTCCGTCTTATGAGAAGAATAGATTTGAAACCTTTGATCATTATGAAATTCCAAAAAAATATAAATCAAAATTAGTATTAAAGGGTGATGGGTTTTATAGTACTTGGGAAGATACTCCTCAATTTACAAGTCCGTTTATGGAGACGCCATCCGACTATATTAGTAAATATTCTCAACCACATACGCCAAGTTTAACGTTTACAGTACCATCAGTTAAATCTAGTATGGATGGTGGACTAACTAATGTAGGAGATATACCAGAACAAACTTTTGGGGGTCCGCCACCATTAGGAAATAGAGATGCACTTGGCGCACATGGTTATCCATTTATGATTGTACCGATTAGTACTTTTACAAGTAGATATTCAACAAAATATAATTCATTAACATTTAAAGTTAAACAATTTTCTATAAATGATCAATTCGGATACTCATTTAAGAACGAGCATATTCCACGTGCACATAATTTCAAAGACGCAATTACAAAATTGAATCACGATACTCATTATTCAAAAATTTCTATAACTTGGGATTTGGATAATGGGATTACTTCAAACCATATACCTAATTATGTGAATAGAAATGGTGCGATTGGTGAAATAGATGGGAAATGGCCCAATATAATTAAACCGGCTAATATATTTCCAAATCATCAATTAACTACAAATTTTTCATCTGAATCACAAACTCATCAAATACCAACTAATGTTTGGGATACAAAAAATGAAATGCCGGTGAGGGGCGGTAACTCATATTCATTTATAGATGATTTTAGCACCGCTGAATTAAAATCTGATAAGT